TGAGTATGCCTACTATTAGTCATCTAGGTCAAAATCAGGTTCAAATAAGTCCCCGCCTTCTCGTAGATAGTCTAATTCTTTTTTTATATCCTTTGACAAACCATTTGTCGGTGGTTTTGGTTTTGTCAAGAACATATCATAAGTAATCTTAGCAGTTCTAAAATTACCATCTTTATTAATCTTTAAATCTACCATCTTCTCACCTAACAATTGTGCTGGGTGAGCCATTTCAAAATCTCTATATACTAAACCTCTTATTGTGTCAATCACTATTGCAAGGTCCTTTGTAAATGTTGTTGCTTTTGTTTTAATGCCATTATCTACAAACTTTTTTAGTAAATCAAATCCTATATCGTCAACTAATGCTTCTATGAAGTCTCTAGTCTGTTTGTTTTTAAGTTCTTCAGCAAACTTGGATTGTTGTTTTTCACCGACAGGTATTTTTCTTTTAATCTTATCGGTTGGAAATAAAATAATCTTACCATCATCACTCACTTATAATCTCTCCCTTGAAATTAACTTGTTTCTTATCAGCAAAGTGTTCTACCAACTGATTGTATCCACCAATTAATTTGCCATCTATCTTAATTTGTGGCATAGTTCTCACAGGTTTACCTATATCTTCAATCAATTTAGTAGGGTCACCATTAAAATCTTTTTCTAAACTCTTCTCTTCAAATTCCAGACCAAGGCCTTTTATCAAGGCCTTTGCCTTTGTGCAATATATACAATTGTTTTTACTATAAATTGTTATTGTCATTTTGTTTTTCCAACATATTTGACCAAGCCTCAGCGGCTTTTTCTTTTATGTTATGAGCGTCAACAGCTTGTTCAATAGTGTAATTATACATCTTATTGTACTCACCTAATGGCAATCTCAAACCAATCCATACTCTGTAATAACCCTCTTTAGTCAAGAATACATCTTGCTTCCAGATTTCATACCCTCTTACTTTGGTATTTTTGATTATATTAATCAAAGTAGATTCTACCTCTGATACGGTAGTCTTTGTGTTTGTTTTGCCTAGTTCAGTTATAAACTGCTTAGACTCTTTATTCATTTCACCAGATACTATATCAGCTATTTCTGATTTAGCATACATTTTTGCTTTCTCAATTGCTAATTGCAAGTCAGGCGAAACACTTGTAGCGACACCAAATAAACATAGTTTATCTTTGCCTTTACCAATCAAATCTGTATCACAGGCTTTTCTCTCTGAATAGTCTGCCATATACCATTTTGGTACGGAAGTCATATGCTTACCGCTTTCAGTTTTGATTTTGTAAGTACCACCAGCACAGGCATTCAAAAGAAGAGCCAGCGCCATTGCACCTACTATTTTCACATTGTTTTTCATCATAAGTTTTTACTCTCCTTCACATCATATAACAAACTCTGTAAAAAGTCAAGCGTGGATTGAACGTATCCTAACGCCTGGTCACTAGATACATCATAAGCTATTACAAGGACGAGAGCAACTATAACAAGGTTTCTTATCATTTATTGTACCTCCCATTGTCCGTTTACTTGAAGACACATCTTTCCGAACGATTTAAAAGCGTGTCCTGGCCGACTATAATATCGGCAATATTGAGGATTATTATGGTCGTGATAATAGAACATAGCAAATAAGTCCCAATAACTAGGACCATCAAACTTTTTCCTACCATCAGCACATTCCATAACTTCCTCTTTTACTATGGTATCACCTTTTTGTTTGATGATAACCTTAATAAAGCAGTATTGACCATTAGTTTCTTTAGGGTCTAGTGGTCTAATTTTTTGATGATAAACAGACGAGTCATTATTTACTTCGTCAATCTTATCTAAAATCTCTTCAACTTTACTTACAGGATATGTCTTGCCTGATAAATCGCCATTCTCATTGGCGCCTGCAACACCTGTAATTAATAAAAATACTATTAGAACAAATGTCCAAATCATATATCTACGTTCATTATTAAATGGGTCAAACATATTTTTTCAACTCCTCAATACTTTGTTTTGTATTATAAATTTCTTCTTCAAGTTCTTTTTGTCTTCTCGCACCAGAAATTTCAATCTCTGTTTCTTTATCTTTAATCTCTGTTTCTAATTGTTCTATTCTCTCACTATATCTATCACTATAACTCATTAGTTTGACCTCGGCTTTTCTATCCATTGACCATCAGGTAATTGACAAGCGGTACCAAATACTACTTCTCTATTTACAGAACCAACACCTATCAAAGGCCAACTATTAGTAATGTCAATAGTGTGGTCATATTCTTTACACTTAAATGGCCCCTGTTGATACGATTTTGTTATATGAATTATACCAGAATTACCAGTTTTTGAATTGTACCAGTTAGTATAACTTGAACCGTTACCACTTGTATTTAAATGGTCTACGAATACTGCATTGTGAACATCTTTATCATCATTATATAATGCCTCAGCACCTGCAAATGCACCTACAATAGCACACCCAGCCGTAGCATAAGGGTCACCTGTTAAACCAAATTCTACACAAGCAGTTGTCGTGGTCACGGCACCTAAACCAGCGCCTACTTTAGACCTGCTTACACTACAATTTGTTAACGTCAAAACCATTATAATCATAATGGTTGTCTTGGTCAATAGTCTTTTCATAATCATTTATATTCTCAAAAAATTCATCATCTACTTTGCCTTTTGCTAATAATAGGCAATCTGATTGAATAACCTCAATCTTATTTCTTAATGTGTGGTCAGATGGCGAAGTCTGTCTCAACTCATCCGCCATCTTCTTCACAGAATCAATCTTATCACAAAATTGTTTTATGTTGTGCATTAATTCTTTGTAAAAAGATTAGTTATCTTTTCCTTTGTACTGATAAATTGTGCTTTCATATCAGCCCAAGACTCTGCTTGGTATTCTTTTGTTTTTTCCCACTCACTCTTACCAAATTCTGATACAGCACTTGGTATATTTACAATAGCGTCTTTAAATTCACTAGGCGTTATTGCTTCGTCAGCTTTCGCTTTGTTAAGTTCTAAAGAGACTAATATAAATGCTACGAATACTACCATAGCCCACATTAAAATTCTCTCCCAAACTTTAGATATAACTTTATCCACGATTTCCTCTATCTGTTGGTTGGTTAAATAATTACTCACCTAAACCTCTCTCTGCTTTTTTCTCTGCAAGTTCAAGTTCAGATATTCTCATTTTCTCGGCATAAGGCATACCGAAAACTGCTTTGTAGAAGTGGTCAATCGGACTAGGACTAGACCACGCTTCTAACAATTTGTCAAAATTTATATCTAAGCCTGAATAATATTCAGGATTTGATTTCTTTAATTCTATATGGTCTTTGAAAAATTGTATTCTATTGTCAAACTTATCATTCTCTTTATCAAACAATGATTTCTTTTTGGACATCTTGATGTCTTTTTGTTTTGCAACATCAAACTCTGCAAATAATGTTTCTTTACTATAATTAAACGACATATAAGTGTAACCTCCCAAGTTATTTTTTATATTCTCACTACTATACAGGAAAACAACGGAAATGTCAACCCTCTAATTAATCGCATATTTACTCGCTTTTCTCTCCAGGAAACACGCCAGGATGCGCCAGGAATGGCGAATCAGAGCTATCGTGTATGTCCGTACCCGCTAAAAAAGCGTCTTTTTGAGATTCTGCCTCAGCCCACTTCTCAAATTCTTCAACTTCTAGTTGATATTCTGTAATGGTTTTATCAATCTTATTCATAGCACCGATATTTGCACCAGCTGTTAATAAACCTTTTATCTCTTGTAAAGTTTCTATAAATTTTAATTGGTCAATCATTAAACTTTCCTTCCTGCTGTCTTTAAATCTGATTTAGAAACCACCATATAGGGACCTTTGTTATATGCTGGCACTATTGTAAATTTTTTAGACTCTTCTATCTTCCAAGAGTTGTCTGGTTTCGTACCACCAGCACCGATTGTATTTGATAAAGAAAGGATAGGTGCTGGTTGTACATCTGACAAATCTGTTGTAGGGTAATAACCCTCGTCTTCGTATCTAGTGGTTGGTATGATTCTACCTGTATCATCTACGTTTAAACCTAGAGACCTCATCCACTTAATATGCTTTTTTAAAGCAAGTTCATATTTTTGTTGTTTGTTAAGAGCCATTAAAACTATCTACATCACCTGTATTTGTAATTATATCATCTTTGTCTTCACTAGACATTAACAATATAACATAATGAATTGCTTTAAGCAAGTCTTTTCTATTACGACCTGCTTTCTTACCATATCTGCAAAGATACTTAATAGCATTTGCCTGGCAAAAATCTTTATCTATATTCAGGTGTCTTAACATATCTTGAACCTGAAAACCATCTTCCGTGGTACTATAATGTTCACCATAAGTACCTTGAATATAGTCGTGTATTTCTTTTATTATCTTATCTTCTTTATATTTCATATTATATACCTAACGCCTTTATAACATCTTCCTCTGTATTTGGCAACCTTTTACCTGATTTTATCCAGTCAGCCATCTGTTCAAAGTTAAATGCTTCGTCTGTTTTACCCTCTTTTTCTAATACCTTTTGTGCTAATTTAAAAAACTTTAGTGTACCCATTTCTTGAGTCATACCACCATCTGGTTTAGATTGATATTTACCTGGTCTCTGATTACTCATTAGTTGTCCCTCTTTTTAAAATCTTCTAAATGATTCATATTTGCATATCTACCAGCCTCGTTGATAGCATATACTAGAGTCGCTTTATGTTTTTTACTTGTCTCTTTATATAACTCTTTTGCCTCGTTATAAGTTTTGACAATTGTTTTGGTACTCTTATCAAGTGGTCGCCACATCATAATAGAATACTCTACAGCATTGTCTATAATAGATTGTTCCCACTCGTTTGGTTTATTCTGTTTAGGCTGTGTCATTGTTTGCTTTAATTGATTTTTCTATATCTTTATCGTATTTTTTATTTCTCTTTATCATCTTGTCAAGAATTCTCTTAACGTCTCTTGTTAAGTATAACATATAAAATACCATACATAATACAAGAACAGATAAAGCAATGTTAACTACATCATTCATCTATATCGTCCCTTAATGTTCTTAAATCATCAACAGCGTCAATCATATCAGACTTTAAAAGTTCTACATCTGAGCTTGCTTGACCATTATCTAATTTGTCAATGACTTGGTTTAATTTATCAACTATCAAATATCTTGGTGCTTTCATTATTTCCACCACTCATTTTCTTGGTTGATTGCAACATCTATATCTGATTTTTCTTTTTCAGTTAGGTTGTCTTCTATCTGGTCAAAATAACACCAGTAAGTTCCGCCATCACCTGAATAGGTCACAGCACCAGTATAACCTAGTGAAGTGTCATAAGTTTTGGCATTTAAGGCTGTATCATTTTCAGCCGCTATATCGGTTTTTTCTGTTGCGATACCGATATTGATTATCTCACCAGTTCTACCGTGATTACCGACAATCTTATCGCCTACATTTATTATCATTAGTGTGTCCTCCCATATGTTTTGTTAATAAATCTTTTTGTAAATTTTGGGTCAAAATCATATTTAAAATATTGTCTTGTATTATATAATTGACCATAGTCATTGAATAAAGCATTATCTAAACCTGTACCTGTGCTTTCACCAAACTCATCATAGTAAGTATTATAGTATTCTTCACCAACTATCATATCAACACCACTATTACCAGTAGCATTCGTAGCAGTTTCATTATAATGTTTATCACAATACTTTTTAATCTTGTTTTTAAACGTCTCTGAATTTAATCTCTTTAATTGAGACAATGGTACATTTCTAAAAATAGTATGATGTATCTTAAAGAATTCATCATATCTATCCTCTGAATCTTGATACTCTCTCCAGTATGTTAAATGTATAGTATTGTTTTTACTCATTAGTAATAC